CGGCTCGCAAGGGCTTGGTAACGCTGCGACCGACGCTGCATACAATAGCCTGATCCGCTTCACGTCCCCGGACGACGCCGCGCGCGCGCAGCAGTTCCACTACGATGCGGTGTATGGTGGCGCGGACGGCAACACGAGACGCCTCATGGGCAGCGGCATGTATCGTGCCGCGACTGCGGTCAACGGGCTTCGCCTGCTGATGTCCAGCGGCAACATCGCCAGCGGCTACGCGAAGCTGTACGGGGTGCGGTTGTAATGCGCGGCGCGCTCGTCATTGCCGCGTGCCTGTTTGCAACGCCGCTCGCTGCACAGCAGCAGCAGCAGATTGCGTGCGTGCCGGATACGGCAGCGGCGGACGAGGCAGCGCGCAATGCGGGCGAGGAACTTGCGTGGCGTGGCGAAACCAGCGGCGGCACCGCAATGCGCTTCTATCTGGGGCGCGATACATGGACCGTGTTCTTTGAACGTGGCGGGCAATGGTGCACCGCGCCCAGCATGGTCGGAAAGATCAAGCGAGACGGAGCCGCGTGATGACGAACGAGATGAAAACCGGGGTCGACGTTGCTGCTGTTGCTGGCGGGCTGGGATCATGGCTCGCTATCCTGCCTGATGTCGCGGCGCTGCTGTCGATCATTTGGCTGGCGCTGCGCATCTGGGAGACCGACACGGTTAAACGCTGGACCGGGCGATGAACTTCAATGTCCAGTCTGTCCTGACGGCGCTGGCACCTATTCTGTTCGCCGCTGTTGGCTATCTCATCACCAGCTTAAACGAACTCGAAAGCAGACTGCAAAAGACGGAAGGCTACCTGATGCTGTTGGTCACGCCGCAAGGCGAGATCGTGGCGTCACCGGCTAACTCAATCGCGCGGCAACAAATGCGTGAGGACTTCATGCACATAATCCATGATCTACAGGTGCGGATTAAATTGCTGGAGGCTGGCAAATGATCGGCATTATCGGGACGCTGCTTGGTCCTGTTGTGAATGGCGTCAAAGATTACGTCATGTCTGAGCAGGAAATTAAGAAGGCTGAAAAGGAGAACCGCGCTCGATTGCTGCGCGACAAGCAGTCGAACAACCACGACTGGGAAATGGCGAACCTCACCGACAAGGATAAGTGGCTGCGCCGCATCTCTTTCTCAATGTTTTCCGCGCCGTTCGTGTGGGCGCTGTTCGATCCGCTTGCGGTTGAGGCGTACTTCACGCTGGCTCTCAACGCTATGCCTGAGTGGTACATTCAAATGTACGGAGCGATGGTCGGCGGCGTGTGGGGCATCAGCGCCCTCAAAAACACTGCGCCCGCACTTGTCGCTGGCGTCGTCAAGGCGGTGAAGAAGTAATGTCACGCAACGCAATCGGACTCAGCACCTACTCTGAGGTCAAAATCAAAAAGCGCACCAGCATTGGTGCGTCGGCGCACAGCAAGCCGAAGAACAAACACAAGCGTCGGTCGTGGAAGAAGTACCGGGGGCAAGGCAAATGATGCAGCGCCTGCGCGATCTGCTTGAGCAGGACGAGGGCTGCGTCCATGCGGTTTACCTCGATCATTTGCGTAAACCTACCTGTGGAATCGGGCACCTCATCGTGGAGCAGGATGAAGAATACGGCTGGCCTGTAGGTGCGCCGGTCAGCGCAGAGCGCGTTACAGAACTGTTCGAGCAAGACGTGAAGTACGCCATCAGCGATGCGATGTGGCTGCACCCTGACCTCGACAACATGCCGGGGGACGCGCAGATCACAATCATCTCGCTTGCGTTCCAGCTTGGCCTGCCTCGCTATCAGAAATTTGAGAAGCATCACGCGGCGATTGAGGCGCGCGACTGGAAAGAGGCAGCAGCGCAGCTTCGCGACAGCAAGTTATATCGTCAGACGCCGCAACGCACAGAGCGACACGCTGCACGGCTAGAGGCACTTGCCTAGCGCAAAATCAATCGGCGCGGCTGGTGAGTATCTGGCCTGCTCCATCATCTGTGCCTATGGGTGGAGCGCCTCGCTCGTGGACACAGAAGGCTACGACATTATCGCGACACGCGGTCGCGACATCATGCGCGTGCAGGTCAAGACGACACGCATCGTGCAGCGCGCTGGGCAGGGCTACCAATGGCAGGTCTGCAAGGGCGGGCAGAAGCAAACGCTGACGCTTAACGACTGTGATGTGGTTGCTCTCGTCGCGCTTGACGTAAGGAAAGCCGTGTTCATTGCGGTGGGCGAACTTAGCGGGCAACTAACCAAGCGCGTCTCGGCAAGCACCATGCTGTCCCCCGGCTATGAGAACGATAGCTGGGAGACAGCACTTAGCTACCTAATCAAGCGCACGCACCGTTAGCGTGGATGCGCGTTTGGTATAGGCTTCCTTCGCAGGCACGACCTTCTCCGGCTGCGCCTTGTAGTTACGCTCCGGCCAGATGACGCGGTAAGCGTTGTTCCCGACAAGACCGCGTGCGCCCTCATGGCTACCCATGATCTCCTTGATCGCGGCTTGCGCGTCATCAATGCGCGCCTCCGCTGCGGCTTTGGCTTCCTTGGCCTCAACCAACTCAGCCAACATACGGTCGCCATCAGGGAATGAGGACAAGTCAATGTCCGGCGCACCGTCATCGACACGCGCATAGGCACGGTCTGCATCATCGCTGGACGCGACGGGATACCAATCGCGATTGCGCTTGCGATCTTCAAACTCATGCACGGCTGCGGTGATGCGCTTCTGCATTACCTCGTCTGACTGATACACGAACAAGCGCAGTTCAATGGCACGGTAGAATGTGGCGACGACGCCCCACTTGTGCCCGGTACACATCATCTGTGCCTGTAGCTGCCACGGGCCACGGAAGGGCGGTGGCACATCTTCGGGCGCAGCAGATGTTAGCTTGCTCTCGATGATGCCCGTGCCGCTCAGGTCAATGCGGTCGGCGTTCATGCAGTAGATACCGCGCTCAACGCTGGTCGTAATGACGCCATCACCTACGGCAGAGCCATCGAGTGAGCAGGCCAACGGCAGGCTGTCATGGAAGAAGGCTTTGGGGAACTCAAGGCACAAGTCCTTCAAGCCAAGGCGATCCGCTGCCTCTGTAATGATCGTGCCTTCGAGCCGATCACCCCAGCGCGTTGCTTCATTGCCGGTCCATGTGTCCTCGCGCGTGCCTTCCATTGCTTCGATGGCATCACGCAACGCATCGTTGGGCGTCTTGTAGCGAGACATGCCCATGATCGCGGGCAGCGTGGATGCGGTTGCGATGTCGTCCGGTGTAAGTTTGCCAACCATTAGATAAGGTCTCCGAGGATAAAGCCGATTACGAAAGCGATGGTCGCGGCCATTGCAAGCCCGCCCCAAGGCGCGGCGACGTAATGGCGCGACGGTGGTGTGGCGTTGATGATGTGCATCGCCAGCATTTTTTGAAACGTAGTCATGCGTAGTTCTCCAGCATGTTACGAACGCCCGTGTCATGCCACTGCTTACCATAGGCAGGGATGCCGGTTTCGTTCAGGGTTGCGGCGATAGCGCGATAGCTTTCGCCGTGAGCGCGGAGTTTCTGTGCAAGCGGTAACGCCCGCGCACACACTGTCTCCATCTTCTTTTTGATCGTGGCGGACGTAGCGGCTCCACCCTTGCGTGGCGTGGGGCAACCTAGCTTTACGCCCCGCGCCTTCTTCTCAGCCAGCGCAGCTTTTGTGCGCCGACTAATCTCCTCCCGCTCGTGCTGCGCGAACACAGCGCGGATGCCGAACTCAAGTGTGCCCATGCCCGGCATGTCAGCGGCGACAATCTCTACGCCACTGTCGCGCAAGCGAAAAAGGAACGACACGCTACGCGACAGGCGGTCCAGCTTCGCGATCAGGATCGCAGCGCCCTCACGCTTGCAGTGTGCGAGCGCCTTATCGAGTTCAGGGCGGTCATCCTTCTTGCCGCTCTCGACTTCGGTGTAAGTCGCGATGACGCGATCCATGTATGGCGCGGCCATCGTCTGCTGCGCTTCGAGGCCAAGGCGAGACTTACCCTGCTTGTCCGTCGAGACGCGGAGATACAGAACGTACTTGTCGTGTTCAGTGATCTTTGCAAAATTGCTCATGTCTAAACCTTCCTTCAGTCCCGTAGTCCCATCCAATGGCCCACATTGATCTCGGAAATTCCCTCTTCTTCTCCTCTACTCATGTCCCTGTGTCGGTGGTGGCTGGTTGCGTGGACGGGGCCGACAAGCAAGGCTTCGAGGTCTTTGAGTGCGGTGAGTTCAGCCATTGTTCAGTTCCTTGATGATGGCGCGAGTCATTGCTTGGTAGACACCTACGCGCACCTTGTAGCCCCTTGCATCATCCTGCGGTTCAACACCAAGCGCATCACATTCTGCAAGCCACGCCTCGCGAGCGCATCGCTCCACCACTTCCTCAGACACAGGAGGGCGGGTGGAGAGCATTCGCTTGTAAGCGTCTGGCATGTACGGATTGGATTCTGCGGCACCGTTCTCGTCAACGAACGCCGCGTCATGCATTTCCTCAGTCGCCTCTACCGGCACGATTGCCTTTTTCATTGCCACTCCCCCTCCGTGTCTCTGGCGCGTATGGCGGCGGAAACCTCTCTGATGCTCTTGCGACGCAGGGCCGGTGTTGCGGTCCCCGGTGTTGCGGTTTGTCATGGTGTTTCCCTCCTTGCAGATGCGTTGCTATCAGTGTTATATAGAAACGAAAGCACAGCCCGCAAGGGCAAACGGCAAGGAAATTTGTGATGAGCGAGTACAAACCCTGCATGTTGCGTCTCCGCACAGAGACACACCAGATGTTGCGCGACGCTGTAGAAAAAAGTGCGCACCGAAGCATGTCTGCATTGGCTGACGAGATACTGCATCTCGCGCTGGCGCGTCTTGCGGAGACGCAGGAAACGCGAAGCGGTATTGACCGGATGATCGACGCGGCCAAGGGCTGATGGTCAACGGCAGAGCGAAGGGTGCGTCGTTTGAGCGCGAGGTCGCGTCGATGTTGCTCGACGAGTTGGGCATCAAGTTCGTGCGCGAGATCGAGCAGTATCGCCAGAAAGAACTGGGCGATCTGCGCCCGGTCGAGTGCGACAACTGGCCGTTCGTCATTGAGTGCAAGCGTTACGCTGCTGGCAAGCAAGCGAAGGACGAGTGGTGGGAGCAAGCCTGCACGGCGGCTTGCAACTTCAATCTATTGCCGTGCCTGATTTACAAATTTGATCGCGCGCCTGTAAGGTGTGTGATTCCTATCGCCGCGTTTGAAAAGATGTGCGAGGGAACTGGGGGATATGACTGGAAGTGGAAGGTGGAGCTAGACTTCGCGACCTTCTGCATGGTGACGAGGGAACTACTGTGCGACCCAGATATGAACGACCACGCGACCTTGTAAACGAGAGCAAGGTTGCGGAGCGCATGGCGCAACGCGGAATCGAACTGCGGAAGCTACCGATTTCTTATCGGCTGGACTTCGCCATGTTCCGCGATGGCAAGCTGCGCGGGTTTGCAGAGGTGAAGACACGAAACAATCGCCATGATTCCTACCCGACGTTGATAATTTCGCTGGGCAAGGTCATGGCTGCGAGGCAGTTGGCAGAGGTGAGCGAGACGCGATCCGTTCTGCTGGTGCAGTACCTCGACGGTTTGTACTGGTGCAATTTTGCAACACCGTTCGAGGTAACAATGGGAGGGCGTTGGGACCGGGGCGATGACGATGATGTCGAGCCGGTCGCACACTTCCCAATCGAAGCGTTCAAAATGGTTTGAGCGTGATTCAACGAAAAGGAAAAGGTAATGGGACTAGGATTTCCAACTGAAAGCAAGCCGTCGGGCGACATCATCCCCATCGTAAAATTTGATGCCAATACTGGCGACATGGTTCGCGTGGATCGCGAGCAGGATATGTCCGGCTCATGGATTCAGAACGAGGAAGAAGTTTCGTTCCCCGTTAAGTTCGTCGCTGACCTCGACGCAATCGAGGTGGGCTATAGCAGGATCAAGCGCGGTGAAGCGCCTGATTTTCGCATGGTGCGAGTTGGAGAGGTGATGCCGGAGCGCCCGTCCGCTGAACACAAGGACTCTTTCCGGTTGCGCGTCTACAACAAGGAGATGGGGCTGCGTGAGTTCTCGCACAGCGCAAAGACCGTGCTGCGCAAAATGAATGAGTTGCATAATCAGTTCGAGGCAGAGCGTGGCGCGAACGCTGGCAAGCTGCCGGTGGTCGAGATCGAAAGCACGGAAACTATAAGGTTTGAAACGCCGCAGGGTGAAAAGCGCACCAAGGTGCCGAACTGGAAGATCGTGTCGTGGGTGGATCGCCCCAGCGAGATGAGTGCTGGCGTCACCGTGGAGCCGGAACCTGCCGCAGAGCAGGCTGGCGAAGACGACCTGTTTTGACAATGAAGGGCGGGCGGCTATATGCTGCCCGCCTTTTTCAGGGACAGAAACATGACAGATAACATTGCAAGTTACATGGAGCAGGTCGTCACCCATTACTGGGGCGAGCCTGACGCGAAGCGCGGCAGCGAATGGCGGTGGGGCAACAAGGGTGGCCGCAGCGTCGATATGCGTAAGGGAACGTGGTTTGATTTTGAAAAGAATGAAGGAGGCGGCGTTGTCGATCTGGTTAAGCGGAGTGAAGGCGCGAGTCTTAGCAGCGTCTCGCAGGTGTTGCAGCGCAAGTTTGGAATCGCTGGCCCGCAAGCAGAGAAACTACGCCCCCGCGAATGGCTCTCGAAAGTCTATGATTATTTCGACGCAGACGGGGAACTCCGATACCAAGTTTTGCGTTACGAGCCGCGTAGGTTTTTGCAGCGCCGACCAAATGGTGACGATTGGGTGTACAAGATGGAAGGGGTCGAGCCGCTTCCGTACCGACTGCCCGACCTGCTCGCTAATCCAGAAGCGCCGGTATTCGTAGTCGAGGGCGAGAAGTGCGCTGACATTCTCGCGAAGCACGGGTTGGTAGCTACCACCTCGCACGGCGGCGCGGGCAAGTGGCGCGAACCGTTGAACCAATTCTTCGCGGACAGGCGTGTGATCGTGCTGCCCGACAACGATGAACCGGGCGCGCGGCACGCGGACCTCGTGATCGAGCAGCTATTCCCCGTCGCGAAGGAGATCAAGCGCGTCGAACTGCAAGGGCTCCCCGCAAAGGGCGATGTCGCGGATTGGTTTGCGATGGGTCGCGATTTGATGGCGCTCAAGCAGGCGTGCAAGGTCGCGCCTGTAATCGAAACCGCGCCGGAGAAAAAATCAGAAATTTCAGAACAAAATCCTAGCCATATCTATGAAGGCGAGGACGAAAATGAAGATGAAACGCCTCTGTCCAGTGAGGGCGTTCGCGACGATTTTGCTCCATTCCCCCTGCTCACGCTGGCCGAATTGCGCGCCATGCCGCCGGTCGAATGGTTGGTAGAGAACCTACTAACACGTACGGGGTTGGGTGTGTTGTACGGCCCGCCGGGCGCGGGTAAATCGTTTGCGGCGCTGGAGCTTGCGGCTTGCGTTGCGCGTGGCCAACCGTTCCACGGGTTAGCGGTCGAGCAAGGCGCGGCGATATACATTGCGGGCGAAGGCGTCGGCGGTATCGGCAAGCGCGTCAAAGCATTGGAAGCGGCGCGCGGCTGGCATGGCGACGCGCCGCTGTACCTGCTAGGGCAGGCGGTCGCGTTCGCGGAACAAGGCGAAGTCGAGCGGCTTATGCAAACGATAAGCGCGCGCGGCGAG